CAACGCCGGCCACTTGCGTCGTAGCGGGAGGATTGAAGAAGTTGGTATCGCCGTCAACGGTAATCCCGGATGTTCCGCCGCTAATTACAAGGTCAACGGAGAGAAGACCTTGAGAGCCGGCAGCTTTCTGCAAAATCGCGCTGGTCGGCTGAGAACTGACGGCAAACAAAGTGCCGTCTTCAAGGTACACGCCCACTTCATTGACCGTGTAAGCGTCAGAGCTTGTGTCACTCATCGTGACGTGAATCGTGTTGTCTCCAACATCCCCGCCGGATAGCGCAGTGATCTCTTTAAATTTGCTCTGAAGAGCTGTCTGATCTGCAGACGGTGTGTAGTTCCCGGTTCCAAGGCCGAATTTAGTAATTTTTACAGGGAGCGTTCCGTTGTTTTCAGCATTTACGAGCGCGGCAAGGCCTGCCGACGTAATGACTACGTTAGGCATATCAAAACTCCTAAATTTTCAGTGGGTGATTAGATGCGTGCGTACGAAACCGGTCTCATGAGCGGTGTCACGCTGATTTGAGTTGTGAGCGGCGTTATTTCAGAAGAACAACGCGCAAAAGAAGCCGATCGAATCGACCCGGAAACCTGTAGATTTCCAAGCAGCGACTGAACGACAGTGAATGTGTAGTGACTGCGAACAGGTTTTGCCTCGTCCAGCAGCCTGAAAAAGTCTTCCTGAGCATTAGCGCTCAGACCTCCGGATATGGCTCCGATAGAGGCAACTACTTCAAACGTGTGAGGTGCGCCTTTAGGCGTCTTTTGCCACCATTCGGTGATGGAAACGGCGGAACCGAGAGATTCGAGGACTTTTTTGACCGCCGACAATGTGCCCATACGGCATTTCTGAGCCACGACGGTTTTGGCAACCTGCCGTTTTTGGCTTAGAGGCCAGTAATCACGCCAGGTCGTGAGATCAAATGAATATGCAATGTGGTCAAGCTGCGTGCTGGTCAATTTATCGACGTTGGCCAGTACGGCGCCCAATAACAAAAAACCCGAAACTGTTTTCAGTTCCGGGTCGATTGCTTCTGCAGATTGTTTTACTTGCTGATCTGACGAGATACTGTCGGGCAGCAGATCACCTAAGGTGATGTCTTGTAGTGTTTTCATTTAGCCATCCTCCAGCCCCTTGAATGTCACTGTCACGGACGAGCATTGGGCTACCTGAGATTTGGTTAATGTCTTGAAAGCTGGTGTCAAAGTTGCATGAAGAATCCGGCCGGCGCCAGCATCGCGAACTCGTTTAATGAGTTCGTCCGGATTGATGTCTCTGCCGATTTTTGCCTGCTGCCACGCAACGTAATCATTTACAGCAGCTTGCACTGCAGTCTGGATCGCCGAGAGCCTCACTGCGTCACTCTGCAGAACGTAATAGTCAACGTTGACGCTGTACGAAGAAGCTGTCGGTGCTTTAGCATGGACCTCATCGGTCAGCGGCCTGATATCTTCTCCGGACAGATAATCTTCAACTTCCTGCAGGAATGCAGTTGACGGCAGAGCGCCTCCGGTCAGAAGCGTGTAAACATTCACCACGCCCGGCGTTGGAGAATCGATCGCTACGTCAATGATGGAAGGAGAGACTGAAAAAGCATGGAAAATGTAAGCCTTCTCCGGTCCGGCCACCGAAAAGGAGTTCGGTTTCAGGCGCAGGCGCTCGGCATAACTCGCATCGCTCTCAATGTCTGAACCGCCGATCGATTCCGTCGTGTTTACGGCGCTGGCCAAAAATGCCAATGGCGCCACAATCGTAGAAATTTGCCCGGATAAATAGCCGTTTCCGATGGTTCCGGCCTGCGTGCATTCCGCTTGCGCCGTCCCCTGTAGATCTCCCGGAGCAATGGTCACCAGCTCTGTCGTTTCAAATAAGACGTTGCCGGCGCTCACCTGAAAACCTGCAGGTATAAAAAAAGCGCTCGAAAGCGCTTGTGTGAGAGTGAACTGAATCGTCGTGACGGCTTTGTCTGCCGGCTGCCGGGCCGTATCGAGGAACACGCCTAAGGCGTCCAAATACTGCCCTTGGGCATAGGTGAGTAAATTCTGCTGGGCCCCGTGATTGAACACCTGCCGCAGCTGAATAATTTCCGAGGCGATCGTCAGCAAAAACAATCGGACCGGATCTCCGGCGCTGAGTGTTCGGCCGGCGGCACTCTCATAACGATTGATGATGTCTGATTTGATTTTCTCCGGATCCGTCTCAATGAAGTTGACGTCCGGCATTCCCCATCTGGGTAGAGTCTCAGGCATTTGCGCCTCCGATGCTCAATGTGATAATTGGATTCAAAAGGCCGTCCATCGCATCCTCGGCCTGTTCTCCGAATTCGATTTTGTCGATCACTGCCCTGGGTTCCCATCGCTCGACAGACTCAATAATTTCGGCTTGGATGAGCGCTTTGGCTATGTGAATCGGTTTGTCCACGTGCTCCCATTCGAGGCCGAAGTCTCGATCCAGAGGGACGGTCCCCTTTCGAGTTGCTAAGATCGTCCGGACGTTCTGCAGAACTTCCGCAGCCACGGTACCGGGAGCAAAAGAAATCGGCTGGGATAAATTAAGAACGTGCTGCATTTTCTTCACCGCATTCCGTTAATGAAATCGTCGCCTCAGCAATTTGGCAGACGCCAAGGCCCGTGTGAAAACGACGCTCTTCTGAGATTGACTCGAGAACAAACTTACCCATGTAGCGCGGCCCCAGAAGGAGTCTCTGGGGTTTGTGCGAGTCAAGCATTCGTTTCAATAAAAACAAACCCGCCTCGGGAGGCGAGTTCAGAGAACTGTCGAAACGGATCTTGAAACTTATTTTGTCCGGCTCTTCCCCGACCCATTCAAGAACAGGTTTTCTGCCGATCACATCGTGGCGGGCGTATTTTGTTGCCAGGTCTCTATTCACGTCTTTAAACGTGTTCACGATGTTTGAAGAACAGACAAACGGGAGAGTCCCGAATAATCCGGTTACTCCGAAGGCCATTGTGCCCTCCTAATTAAATATTGGTTCCGTGAACAGTGCCGTTTGCCGTGATATTCCCGGTAACAGAGAAATTCCCTTCGACGGAACAGTTGCCCTTAATGTTCAGCGTTCCGGCGAAATTAACGGTTTGGCTCGAGATCGTAGCGCTTGAGTTGTTCAACGTCATCGTTGTGCCGCCGATGTTGAGATTTAGGGTCGGCGTCGTAATGTCAACCGAAGTCCCGCCCTTAATGGCGACCTGATTGGATCCCTCGACTTCAACTTTTTTGGAGCTCTGAGAGATTGTTTCCGGCGCCGAAATCGCAATGTTTTGACGATTCAGCGTGAAGTTTGTGCTGCCGATAACGCCCTTCAATTCGTGACTGTTTCGGTTGTAGCTGAATTCTGATCCGTCTTTGAATTTCACAGTTCGAATGTCAACTGACTGCCCGGGAACATCCACGTCTCCGGCGTAAAAACTTCCGACCGCAAATCCGGCCTCTTCTGCCTCATTAAAAAAGAGACAAAGGACGTCCTCGCCAACGTCGGGCAGCCAGAAATCTTTATCGTGCAATGTCTTTCTTTGAAGCACCGGGAGCCAGTAGCTCGTTTTGCCGCTCTCATCATCGAACGTTGCCCGGATCTTGCACTTTGCGGGATCGATGTCCGTCACCTCACCGATTTTGAGGATTGCCAAAACCGCGTCACGGTCTTCTTCATTTGCTTTAAACAACACCTTAATACTCCTTGTTGACGCGCCTCAGCCGCAGGCCCGTTGTGTATCCTGAACTGCCGCCGCTGTGGTTTGCTTCTTCGATGATGTAATTGCCGCTGAAGGCACCGGCGCCGACTACCTTAATAACGGTACCGGAGCACAAGAACGGGGTTCCGATAACGGTCATGTCTCCGGTGATTTTTCTGCTGTTGAGCTGGCGGAGCTTGGCTTTGGCCAGCCGTTTCGCCTCTTCGAGCGAAGCACAGCGCTTTTTCATCTCAAAAACCTGGCCGTTTTCATCGGCTTCCGGATCTGTGTACGTGTATTCAAAAACAGCCGGGTTTGATCCCTTGCCGTTCTTGTCCACCTTCTGCAGATAAAAGTCGTATTCGATGGCTTTGGCCGCCTTCACTTTCTGCAGATTGAGGTCGTATCCGGCCGCCTGATCCTTCTTTTTAGCGGAAGGACTTCGCCACTTCACTTTGACCGCTTTATAGGTGTCGCTCTGAGAAACCTCGAAGGTGTAGCTCAGAATGTCACTGACGCCGATCTCCATAGCGCAAACGGGATCTTTTTTCTCGTAGCGTTCCTGGCCGAAAATCACAATCGTTTTATCCGTGACTTTGATCGAGAGTCCGGCATCCTCACACAAATGCTGCAGGAATGCCATATCGCTTTGGCGAGACTGATCAATGCGCTGGTATTGAGGATTTTCGACGGAATCAAAGAAAAGCTCTAATTCGGCATCCCTGCAGATTTCTTGTGCGATTTCCTGAAGAGAATGGTTCTCCCAAGCACGGTTTTTCTGAGTTTTCCGGACAGGCTTATTGAGCGGAATAGACACGGCTCGGAGTTCGTAAACCCGAGGTGCTCCGGAGATTCTCTGATAATCAACAAAGAATGTTCCTAGGAAGGCCTCCGGCCCAGGTTCTTCCGTGGTGCCGGCGGACAAGTACATTTTGATGTTCTCACCGCCGTCAGGCTTCCAGCTCCCGGCCCACTTCCCTTCATTATCTTTGAGCGTCAGGCTGATTTCGTCTGCTTGGCCGCTCTCATGATCGGTAAATGACCATGAGAGCAGATCTTTGCAAAGGTCTTCGGACACGTCTGTTTCGTTTTTGGAAAACAGCAGCCGAAGCCTTGTTTGTCTAGGTCCCGACATTTCTGTTCTTCCTCTTCCATGGCGGCAGCATCGACTCTTCCTGAGCGGTTGTCTGTTCGACCTTCGGAACGTTGAGCTCAACCCCTGCCGGGAAAATGACATATTCCTGATAATCCGGATTCACCCGGATTAAGTCGGACATGTACATTTCGCTCCCCAGCAGTTTCTTGGCGACAATATCCCATGTGTCGCCCTGAATCGTTTTGTACATAAGGCCTCCAATTAGGCATAAGACAAGCGGCGCTCAGAATTCAGCAGGCGCTCAAGCTCGCGCTTCAGGTCTGCCACTCCGGCTCTCAGCCCTGACTGGACGTCTTCTCTGACCGCTCCGGCACCTGTGATCTGAATCACAGGAGAGAAGTTGACAGAGATGGAAGGACCGCCAGCGCCCATCATGCCGCCCAAGCGGGAAAGCGGGAGGATCGCTTCGCCGACCATTGCCAAGGACGGCCCTGTCGCGATGCCGCCGGACGCAAGCATCGGAATCTGGGGAATGTTGATCCCCATACTCTTGCCGCCTACGCCCGGAACCCAATCCGGAACCGTGAACGATCCGAGAGAGTTCAAACCGGCAATGGCCTTATTGGCCAGAGAAATCACAAGATTGAGCGGACCTTTGGCAAACTCCGGGAGCGCCTGGAAGCATCCGGAGAAGGAAGTTTTTGCGCCTTCCCAAGCTTTAGTCCAATCTCCGGAGAAAACTCCGGAAATAAAACTGATCAGACCTTGGAATGTGGTCTTTATCCCGTCGATTGTGGGTTTGATCGAGCCTTCATAGATGTTTTTCATGGTGGCTGCCAGCCCCGGGAATTTTTCCTCAAAGGCCGTCCACAACTCGACCAGTTTGGCTTTGACTTCATCCCAGTTCTTGTAGAGATAGATGCCGGCAAGGACCAATGTCGCAATTGCAGTAATGGCCATGCCGATCGGGTTTGTGAACATAAATTTCATCGCCGATCCGGCTGCTGTTGCAGCCACCTTCAAGCCTCCAAGGGCTTTTGTTGCTACGAGAATTCCTCCTTTCCAGACAGACATGGCAAAGGAGTAGGCTTTTATGGCCGCCGTATTTGTCGACAATCCTCCCCTGATCAACAACAGGCCTTCATACAACTTCATTCCTGTGGTGATAAGTTTAAGGACCGGAGCACCCAATACGAAAAAGGCAACCCTTAGCATGTGGAACACAGCCACGCAAGAAAGAACTACTCCGGAAATGTAAAGGAACCATTTAACCAGTGTTTGGTTCTCTTTAATCCAAGTTCCGGCTGCCTCTCCGAGTTTGACGAAATCCAACGCTCTTTCTTTGAGGGTCCCCAACATTGGGTCACCTACAGCTCTGGCAAAATAAGACATTGCGTTCGAGGCCAGTTCCAGGGCGTTCGAAGTGGTGGCACTTCTCGATAAAAACTCCTTTTCCATTGAGCCGGCGTATTTTTCGCTTTCTGCGACCAGATCGAAGTTTTCCCTCAGCTTTTCGGTATTGGCCAGCATTGGGCCCATTGCTCTGGCGCCCTCTTCGCCGAACATTGCCGTCAGATATTGCATTTGCAATTCCTTCGGGAGCTTGGTCTTTACCGCCTCAAGAACAGCAAAAATTGTCTTCGGAGCGTTCTTCTGTACATCTTTTTGGAGCTGCAGGGCGTCAAATCCGAGGTTCCCGAAAGCGGCCTTCTGCAAATCCGTCATTGAGCCGCCCTTCGTCAAAGCTCTCATGAATGCGTTCATACCGGTTGCAGCGACCTCTGCTTCGGCTCCGGCTCCGATGATCGTAGCTGCCATGGCGGCCGTCTGTTTTTCAGTTAGTCCGGCCACTTTGCCAAGAGCGCCGTATCGTTTCAACGCTTCACCAACCTGCTTGGCCATTGCCGCATTGTTGTTGCTCAACGCGTTTGTAGCGTCTGCAAGGCTTTCGACCTGATCTTGTGTCAGGTTCATACCGGAGCGCCACTTCGCCATCATTTCTCCCGCCTCTTCTGCGGAGATGTCGAAGGCAACGCCCATTTTGGCGGCTGTCTCGGTAAACCGAATAAGATCCTTTTCGGCGATGCCGGCTTGACCTGCTGCCGCAGTAATTTTTGCCAACCCTTCCGCCGTAATCGGGATAGACAAGCTCATTTTTTCAAGAGCCGCCTGCATTTTCTGCAGCCCGTCCGGAGATGTGAAGTCCACAACTTTTTTAATCTCGGCCATAGCATCCTCCATTTGCATGGCCTGTTTCACAGGTGTTTCCGCGTAATGCATCACGGAAGATCCCAACGTCGAGAGCGCAACCATAGAGCCCATTCCTTTTTCGGCCAAGGAGCTCTCCATAAATTCAACTCCCGATCTTGCTTTAGCAATGTTGTTTACTCGGGAAGCAACAGCGCTTTGTTCGGCCAATAACTTATGTTTCTTCTTCACGTCATCAAGAGACCGTCCTGTCAAATTCAGCTCTTTGCGCAGATTTGAAAGTGATTTTGTTTGCGTGTTTAGCGCTCGATGAGAATCATTTACCGCCTTAGCAAGTTTCTTTTCTTCAGACAACATGACAGAGCTGGTGGAGTTCGTCCGTTGAATCGCCGCCCTGAGATTATTCAGCGCCTCTTTCTGACGGAAATACTGAGCGGACAGCTGTTTGGTCTTTTCTGTTTGTTTAATCAGGGAACCAACTTTTTCATACTGCTTATTCAAGCCCCGAACTCGGTCTTCAGCTTTTTGTACGGTCTCTGCGGCCTTTTTAAAAGCGCTGGGGAATTTGGAGTTAACTGCCGCAGCAACCTCAAACATTATTTCGTAACTCTTTGCGCTCATTATGTTTTTCCCGTTTACTTTTCTCCCTCCCCTTCTTAAAATTAATACATAAGGAAAAGGAGATATGAAATGTGTGATGGCAGCGGAAACAATACGAACTTAGTCAATCAGGCTGCTGTTTCCTACATGCTCTCTAAGGGCCGCTCTAATCCTTTTCAAAAGGATCGCTGGGTGTGGAATACAGATACGCCGCTTGGAATGTTCTTATGCATTCTGGACGTGTTTTGGATGATTCTTAAGCTCGCCCTTTTCTTCGGCCCCATTCTTTTTGTGAATTGGTGGTTTTGGCATTAATTTCGCTCAGTAGGCCGCCTAAAGCATTCACCCACTCAACCACCTCTGTAAGAGGCTTTTCAAACCAACCGGAAGCGCTGCCTCCGGCGCCATTTAGGGTCAGCCAGAGGCAGTATTTGCGTACAGTGCTAATTAATCCATCGAGAGTTTCTTTTTCGCCTCGTTGATTTCTTTCGCCTGCTCCGCCGAGTAGGCCTGTTGAAAAAAATACTGACTTGCCAGCGTTGTAATCGAAATGGCTTCAGCCATGGGCAACGCATCAATTAATTCATACGGAACCTGTGCTGCTTTGGCCGCTGCCAGCATGAGAAACTCTTCGTCCATTGCTAAGACGGGAATCGGGCGTGCAGGATTGTCGAAGGCTCTCCGAATTTCGCGCAGATCCTTTCCGCTCAATTTGTCAAAATCAAACGTCAGAAATTCGTACTTCTTGCCTTCAAATTCAAACGGGCGGCTGAGTGTGTGAATGATTTCGCTCATTTATTTCTCCTTTGATGCCGGGGCCAAGCCCCGGCGAGTTTTGGTTAGGACATTCCGAGGTCTTTACGGACGCTCTCGAGCATGTCTGTATCGCCGAACTTAGCGATGAAGTTGTATTTATCGATTTCGACAACCTCTTTGTCATCGACAACGATTTTCAGATAGACCACCTCAAATTCAGTGGAAGAATCCGTTGTGGACCCCGGTTCAAATGAACCTAAAGAGAAGTTCTTCGGAATCGCTCTCATGACAACTCGGATGGGAGTAGTCGTGATTTTTCCGGTTGTGTTGTCGTAGTGCTGCTGAGAACCGCGGATTTCCAACTGATGTGCCTGCTGCTTGGCCAACTCGAGAGCGGGCCTTTCAATAGTTCTCCAGTTGAAAGTCGAGCTCATGGCCTGATAGTGGCCAAGAACCGGGCTATCCACTTCGCCGGCGATACCGGCACCGGACACTGTGTCGCTCATTGCCTGAAGCTCAGGCAAATCAACTGTTGCCATACCCATCAGCGCGTTGGCTTCGTTGTAGACGCGATAGTTGATCAAGCGCTCCGGGATGCTGTTTGTTCCTGTTGCCATTTTTTACCTCCAATTAGGCTGCAAATAGTGTCTGCAAATACTCCGGATCAAATTCAAGAATGAAATCGATGTCCTTGGCCGGAGGCGGCGGAGTGACGTAAACATGGAATGCGAGATTGCCGTCCATCAAGTCCGTAATCGAGTTTTCAGAAGAGAGGAACTCAATGCGGCCGCCCAAAATGTACTGCATAGCGGCAAGGCCGTTCATCCAAATGTTGGCGCTGTCGATGATCGTGTTAATCAGGCGCGGAGTAGCCGGGAAATCGACTTTCGACCAGAACGTTTGAATAAACGTATTGCCGATCCAGTTAAACATTCTCCGGTTCGGGATAAAGGCATCTTTGACGTCCGTGTTTCCCGGATAAACAGCGGTTCTGTTGCCCCAGGCAACCCATCCTCCGATGAAATTCAATGCACAGACAACGCCCTGGCTGTTCAGATAGGCGCCCGTATCCGGACCTAAAACCACTTCAGAGCCATCTGCCAAGCATGTGCCTGTCATCTGCAGATTTTTGTTGGACGGAGAGACGTACGGAACATCATCGTTCTGAGAATCAACTTGGGCCATCAGACAGGCCAGCTGCGTCGAGAGATTGAACACAGTGCCGTCGAGCTGGATCATCGGCCAGCAGCAGATTTGCATCGGATCAGTGATGTTGTTCTGGTTCTTCCAATTTGCAACAGCGGTATAGTTCTTGACTGTTGTAGTCGGAACATCGACCGCACAAATCGCCTTGAATACAGTGTTGATGGCGGTGCATTTTGCGGCCATCACTGCAGCCACGCTCGGACTAGACGAGAATCCCGGAGCGATCAGCGTGCCCGGAACAACTCGGAAGAGCGGGAAAACATCATCCACGAGCTCCAGGCCGGATTTATTTCCGGATATATCGACGCCCCCAATGATGTCATCAGCATCAACTGCAGACGGATCCAGTTTGGATGCCGTCAGCGTATAAGGGCTATCAGAACTGCAGAGAAAGTCTCCGTCCTGATTTTTGAGAGACGAAAGAATCATTGTTCCGTCGGTATCGAACGAGACAACAAAATCCGTGTCTTTCGTAAGTGTCTTTTCACCTGCCTTGAGAACCAGCGTATTCGGAAGGACGCCTGTTTCCGCAATTTTTGCAATACCCGTCTTGGCATCGAACTGCACGCTTGTAGCCGTGCAGTTTTTCTTGTGCGTTGTCGGATCGAGAACGTTGACCACAATGATCGGTGCTACTCGATAGAGCGAAAATGCTGAATAAATGAGTTCACAGATCGAATAATTGAATTTTTTGAGACCGCTGGTGCTGTCTTCTTCTGCCGGGACAAATCCGAATTCTTTAACCGCTTCCTCGTATGAATAACAAAGCTTCGGTTTGTTGACATTAGTCGGATCGGTCATATTGACAGGGGCCGTGCCGATGATCATCGGAATGCCGGCATGGACCTGAACGGGCGGGAGAATGCTGGTCGGGACTTCACTGACGTAAACGCCATGTTTATAAGCCATTTTTTAAGCTCCTTTTAGTGCTTGTTTGTACAGCGTGTTGAGAATGTGCCCCTGAGTTCGGACATTGGTCCTGGCCTGCTGCACGTCCGCGACAGGAACCATCAGCTGACCGATTGCCGGATTCTTTTCGATCATTCGGACAATGTGGTCGGGATATTTATTTGCTCCCTCTCGAAAAACAGTGTTTGTCGAGAGCCCTAAAAACGAAGGCCCGACGTAAATGACGGGCCTTTCTCTTTGAACTTCAGTTTTTCGTAGCTTCATGTTTACTCATACGGTGTATAGGGATTGACGATTTCAGGTGCGCGGAATGTCCAGCGGGTTGACATAACGATTTGCCAGAATGGCCACGCTTGGGCCGGAGAGTTTTCCCAAGAGACAGGCGTCTCCAGAATGAACCGCTCGCCAAGCGTCCTATTCGGCAGATTCAACAGCAGCGCCTCGGTCTTTTCTTTGAGCGTCAGCGCCGTGAGATGGCCTTCAAAATCGTCATCCCAAACGCCGATCACGATCGAAACTTCGGTGCTGCAGCCATCCGCATCCGTTTTGCCCGAATCCGGACGAATCAGGACGAAAGGAAAATCATCGTCCTTTGATTCCCTTGAGTTCTTCGGCGGCAGATAGCCTTGAATGATCTTCGGCGCTCTGAAAACTGTCGGCTCGTCGGCTTTGTGCTCAAGCGGCAGGAGAAAATCGCTCAGGCCGGCTTCCAAAAACTCCCCGAGGGCTTTGCATAAATAAACATCATTCATCACTTGCCTCCTTTAATGAGCCTCATTGCCTCGTGGTCAATTCGACGCTGAAACGTATCTCTCATTTCGGACTGAATGTCTTCAACGATGTTTTCATTTCCGACCATTTGGGGAACTGAAGGGCCGTAACGCGGCTCAATCGGGAGCCGGGTGGCACCCTTTCGCTGAAACACGGTGCCGTTGTAGACAAATGCGTTTTTTAAAGGCTTCAGGCCGGTTCTCTCGACTTCAACTCGCACTAGCTGACGATTATTTCCGGTCGTATCCCGTCCGGAGGGACGGATTCGGAAATGCGCCATGGTGAGTTCAGGGCCGGAGAACACGAGTTGTCCGGAAGTTTCTGCGCCTCCCGGACGTCTCAACCGGGTTGCCTTCTTAACGTCGGAGGCTTTGATCGTGTAGCGGCCGCGCAAAGACTTCGAGGCAACGGTTCGACCGCGCATAAGCGCTCGGTTGATTGCCCGATTAACCGCTTTCTGAGCTCCAGTTTTTGTGGAGTTCAGCACGTTAATCGCCGCCTCAACATCATTTTTGTCGATTTTCACTTCAATCATTGTCGATTC